TAATATTAGATAGAGTAGATATAGCATCATAGTTAATCATAGCAAGGGTTGCTGAATCTTGGCTTGCCCATAGGCTTGCTGTAGCTTCTTGTGCTTTATCTTCAATTGTATCAAGCGATTGGTTAAAGGCTTGAACTGTTGATTGGTCAATTTGCACATCGTTTGCGCGAATATAATTTTGCAACTGGATACGCTCATCATCACTTTGAGCATTAATAGCCTCTTGGTATATTTGTTCTGCCTTTGATATCTCTGTTGCCGCATCCGTAAACATACCAATTGCTGCTTCCATTTCTGCTTTATTTTCTTCATAGCTATCTACCAATAAATGTTCTGCACTATAATAATTAGCATTTGCTGTGTCTAATATTGATTGGTTGTAGTATGCAACTTCTACGAGATCTATCTTGTGTGAGTCGGTACGACCTGCAACAGGCACGACAGTACCTTCCACACCAGTTGGATCTGTTGGTACACCTAAGGACATTTCTACAACACTAGCTTGAGCATCACTCACTTGAGTATTTATATAGTCTGCAGTATTAATGAGTTCTTGTATTTCTACAAAATCGCCCGTAGGACGGAGAGGATTTATATTGGGATCCACAAGAGAGCCAAAAGTAACAGACTGAGGATAATATACGCCCGCATTTGTATTACCACTTAGTTGTGCGGAAACGCTCAGAAATAGACTTGTTATTACTATCTTTAGTAGGTTCTTTTCCATCTTCATCTCTGTCACCGTTAAGACCTAAAGCCGCTTTAAAATAATCTTTGTTTTCTTCATAGTTTCTTACAAATTTCTCTGGTGCTCTTTTCATAGTCAGATAAGCATTCTTACCTGCTACTACCTTACCACCAACTATAAGTGGACAAGGTGTGCCACTCTCAAACATACTTAACCAAACATCATCAGACTGACACATCCTGGTAATTGCTGCTATTTTCATATTTAGAGTAAATAGCATTTGTGCATCTTTTCTTCTGTTACATTCCTCGTCTTGTACGTAGTTACCACTACTTAAACCAAAATGTAAACTAGAAATACCACCACTTGTAGACTTTAAACAACTATCGTTACCACCTGACATAAGACTTGGTGCGACCGCTGATGCCACGGGTATCTCACTTGCGCTACCTGCACCATTGTATTGATTAGTGTTGGTAGTAGTAGTGTTATTACTATCAACTGTAGCACCTTGTTGGTTTGTATTTAAATCACCAGTTTGTGAGCTAGTATTTCCGCTATCAGTCTGTGCAAAACTAGAAGAACTGTGCAAGAACCCCAGTACCAATGATAATAATATACAAACCCCAAATGCTTCTTTGTAAAAAGTCAAAGCGTTCCTTCCCGTGGTCTAATCTTTCTTTTATATGTACTAAGTGTATCGTACACTCAGCCTCATGCTTTTCTAACTTCGCTAACAAATCTTTTGTAGTCGTTCGTGTGCTCATTTTATTTCACTATCGGTTTAGTTAATTTTCCTGTAATGCCATCAAATGGGTCTGATTGTGAACTAAATAATATAGCTAATCCCACCATAGGCGTGCTTACTGAATTTTCATCATACTCTATTGTTTTTAAACCATTCGTTGTTGTTGCTTGTGATGCGGCTACACCAGCTACTTCATTATCAGATGAATTAGTTATAAAAATTTCAGTGCCAGTAGTAAAAGTACCGCCAGCTGATGTGTTTTGATGTGTGGCTAATAAAACTAAAATATTATTGTCATTGTTACCACTATGAACTTTTAGTGAACCATTATCTACTTGTCTATCTATAAACGTATAAAAACTTTCAATAAATCCATCAGTCATCACACACGCGCATATACAAGTAGCACCACCAGTTAATGCGGCAGTTACTTCTAAAGTTCCAGCACCACATTGGCTTACATCATAAATACCCATTCTAGTTGCTCTCGTATTATCTCTTGATGCGTCTATATCAAATAGTTCTACTGCACCTGTCAAACCAGTATGTGTTAAACCAGTAATAGCATTAGAATCATTATCATCAACATCTAATATAATATTAACTGCTACTACATTAGCGTCTGCATGGACATCAAGATCAAATGTACGATTACCAGAAGTGTCGGTACTTGTATAAAGTTTTGATTTACTTCCACTATCTAAAATTGTTGGAGATCCCATAACTATTTACCTAAAGTAATTTTAGTTTTACAATAATATCGTTTTCTCTTTCTTCTTCACTTACATATTCAAACAAATCAGTTCTGTTGCAAGATGCTTTAATCCAACTATACATTGGTACATTTTTAACACAATCTACTTGTAAATACACAAACCCTAAAGATTTTAATAAAGAGTTACTTCCTGCAACTCCCTCTTCTAAAACGCTTGTAGATTTAGTTACACTATTAAAAATAGTTATAGTGTCATCTTTACCACTACCTTGTACATACCCTACAACCTCTCCATCTTTAGTAAAACTAAAAAGATTAAAAGTATCTTTAACACTAGAGAATCTGTGTTTAAGTTGCTCTTTATTATCATAACCCGTATTTTGTATTATTGATGCTGTGTTTGCATTATAAATAGTATCAAACACCGAATCATCAATTTCATTTATTTTTTCTACAATCATACTTATTCCACTATCGTCAAACTTTGTATCGCACCCGTTGTGGAGCTAATAATATTAGGGAAAGTAGGTGTATTCCATTGCCATATAGTTGTTGCACTGTTTCCGTCAGGATTAATAAAGTTTGTACTAGTAGCTTGAGCTGTATGCAACACACCAAGATTAGTATAAACAGCCTCAAAAAGATCATCAGGTAAACCACTAGTGTCAGTAACATCTTGGTGAAGAAAACTAAGCCTGACATATGGTGTGGGTACATCTTGATGCGTAAATTGTCTTATTCTATGTGTTTGACCACCTAGTTTATAAGACACATTATCTAATGCACCATATACTTGAGAACTAGCTGAACCAGAACCTTGTTGCACTCCATTAACATCTGTTGAAAAACCTGTAAAATCTCCCGCTTTATCTTCAAATAAACCAGACGTAACTGTGCCGCCTTGGTGATTAGAAAAAGACCCACCACCAACTGAAAAGTTGTCTGGTTGAATCACATTATTGTGTAAAAACCCTATCATTGGCTGTATTGGGTTTTTTATCATTCCTATTTACCTATTAGCTGTAATACTGATCAAATGTATTTATATATATTTTTGAATTACCATCATAAGCATCTGTTGTATTAGATGCACTACCACTAACTTTTAAATAAGGTGGTAAAATAATCTCTTTAATAGCAGAAGCTGTAAAAGATTCAATAAGTTGATAATCAGTACCATTTACGCTTCCGTGTAAATAAGCAGTATTACTGCCATCTATAACAGCTTGTACCACCCCACGTTGCGAACGTCTGCAAGATGGCTCAAAAGCTGGGTTTGCAGTGCCATCAGCGGTTGTTGTAAACTCATAATATTTTGACATTTTAGTTTCCTCAAGTTTCGTCAGCTATCATATTAGCGACTCGTTGGCTACGTTGCCCTACTTGACGAGCATAGTTACTATCTAGTAGTTCTGCTCCAGCACGTTCCCAATCACCCGCTTCTATAAAAGCTATGGTTTTTTTAAATTGTTTAAATTTAGATAATCCCATATTAAATACAAGATTAATAATTGCTTCTTTGCGTATTGGTGATAAATCAAGAAACCAATCAAACGCCCGTGTACATTCACCGGCTACGCGAGCTATATCATTCTCAAGCAACACCATAGCTTCTTCTTTAGTGATTCCGACTTCTTGTATATTTCTCCCGACGCCGATGGTTAATTTATCGGCGCTGCAGCGGTAAGGCTTCAGCTCGAGCCCCTCGTCTATAACTAATTGATTTTTAAGTCTTTCTAAGTTAATCATCTTTTTTATGACTCGCTCCAAAGTAGAATGAAGAAATACCAGAAACTAAACCACCTAAATAGCCTAGCACTAAGCTAACTATAGTATCAGAATTTGCATCTGGGGGTTGTATTGTAACTAAAAATATGTATCCAATAAAGCCAAGTAAACTGAATAAGCCAAATACTCTAGGTGTCCAATCACCTTTGTGTGCTTTTCGAGCATCTTGAACATCTTTTGTTTCTAAAGCAAATAAGTCTACTTCCATCTCAGCTAACTTTGCTTCAAACTCTAGTTCTGCTTTTTTGATCTCTACAAGCTGTTCTGGTGTAGCTGTTTGTAGTGCTTTTTCGATCGATTGTGGTTCAGGTTTGCACCCTAATACAGCACTAATTGCTTGGGCAGCCGTGCCACCTAGCGGTCCTGCTAATGCTGTGCCTAATGTCGGTGCGACTGCACCAACTATGTTTTTAATTGCACCAAAATTCATTTTTTTGTTCTCCTCTTTGTAGTAGTACGTTTTCTTTTTGTAAATGTTTTTACATTAGTGGGCTTACCACCGGGGTTTCCTGCTGCTCGTTTTCTAGACACTGCACTTCTACGTTCTGCAGCTGTCATTTTTTTGGCAGTAGATCTTGGAACACACTTTGGATATCCACGTTTACTGCTTTTTGCTGACTTTCTTCCACATGCTTGAAACTTACCTTTCTTTTTTGGTGCACCGATATCGACCCAATCGCCTTTCTTGCCTTTACCAAACCACGCTGTAAGTCCGCCTGTAGGTTTACGACTAGCCATTATTTATACCCGCCACCTCTTTTCTTGTAAGTGCGCACTAACCAACCATTAGCATATGCACTAGGATAGACATCAAACTTGCGTTTAGCTTCAGCTTTTACTCGTGCATATAAAGCTGGGTTAGTAGGTTTAGCACCTGATTTTTTCTTTGCTGGTTTCTTTTTTGTAGCCATCTTAGCATCTCCATCTTCGTCTAGCTTGACGCAGCCTTGAGTTTGGATCCCTGGCTGCTTTAGGGAACTTCTTCATCTGTCCTGCTGATCTAGCACAATATGATTTTCTTCTAGCTGCTCTAGCTTTTGAGCTAGGTTTTTTCTCAGTTACAGCGGTCTTTAACTTAGAGCCTGGATTATCTCTACGATATTTAGCCACGCCTTTTTTAGTCATTCCAGCACCAGCTTTGGTGGGTCTTTTATGACCACCTTTTATAGTGTGACCTTTCATTGTACCTTTACGTTTTTTTCTTTCAGCCATATATCACCTATCTAACATTTGCCATGCTTTTGCAGCAGTCTGTGGCACTACACCATTACCACATAATCGTATTCTATCTTTTCTATTAGCACAATCCTCAATAACTCTTGGTATACCTTCTTTCCAAGTGTCATCTGCCCATGTGCCTTTCATTTCTGTATCTGTAACATCTAATCCAGTCCAACCTTGTGGTAAACCCATTAATGCTTCTACAAAATTTGGGTTTAGTAAAAGTTTTTTAGACTTTTCTTTAACCATAATATAATTAGGTAGTTGCCCCATGTGTGCACGCTCACCTTTTTTTATCTTTTCTAATGTTGCCTCATAATTATTTGTGCTTCTATAGTCCCTCGCAGAAGGTGTTGGATATTTTTCCTTTAATAAACACTCTTTTTCTTTGGTGGCGCGCTCCGACTTCTTCCGCAGAGAATATACCCCACGCTGTTTTGTAACCATCTTCTTCCAAGTCGCTGATAACTGTGGAGAGTCCAAGCGAGATGTGTCCTTCGACGTTTTCAAAGAAACATTGGGTAGGTCTAATTCTATTGACGTGTTTTCTGATGTATGGCCAGAGGTGTCTTGGATCTTCTTCACCTTTTCTTTCGCCAGCTTTGCTAAACGGCTGACAAGGATAGCCCCCAGTGATAATGTCAACTGCTCCTCGAAAGACTTCTGATGGGAAGGTTTTAAGATCCGTGTAAA